GAAGAATTTTTGCGCCCGCCAAACCAACTCAGGGAGACGTCTGTGAGCCGCGCGGCCCGTTCCACCGCTCAAACACTCGAACCGATGCCGACCGACCCAGTGGTGAGCCGTTTACCCGTCACCACCGACGCTTTAAACGGCATTCTGCGCGTCGAGCTTTGGGCCATCACGCGCGTGATCCCGTACGCGAGGAACGCGCGGAAGATTCCGCCCGCCGCCGTCGCGAAGGTCGCGGCATCGCTGCGCGAATTCGGATGGCGGCAACCGATTGTGGTCGATGCCGACGGCGTGATCGTGTGCGGGCACGCGCGGCTTCTCGCCGCGCAGCAACTCGGCATGACCGAAGTGCCCGTGCATGTGGCTCACGATCTGTCGCCCGCGCAGATCAAGGCGTATCGGCTGATGGACAACCGCTCTCACCTCGAAGCCGAATGGGATGACGCGCTTCTGGCCGTCGAGGTCGGCGAACTGAAGGGCATCGTGGATCTGTCGCTCACGGGCTTCGACGTCGCCGAGATCGACCGACTGATGCGCAGCGATCCGCTGGCCGCGCCGGGAGACGCGCCCATCGAGGAAGCGCGAATTGCCTTCGGCGTGATCATCGAGTGCGCCGACGAGACGGAGCAAATCGGGCTGTTGAAGGAATTCGCCACGCGAGGTCTGCAATGCCGCGCACTCATGTAGTCCGCGAAGCCACGTTGACGCGTTCGCCGCGCGTGATGCAACTCTCGGCGCTCTTCGACATCGCGCCCGAGAAGCACATGCGTCTCGAATGGGACGCCGATCTGCCCATCGAGCAGCGCGAGTGGAACGTCGGCCTGATCGTGGGTCCGTCGGGCTGCGGGAAGACGAGCATCGCTAGCGAACTCTTCGGCCCGTCGATGGTCGCGGGCTTCGACTGGCCGCGCGATCATTCGGTGCTCGACAGTTTCCCCGAAGCGATGGCCGTGCGCGATGTCGTCGAAGCGCTTTCGAGCGTGGGCTTCAACTCGCCGCCCGCATGGCTGCGCCCGTTTCATGTGCTCTCGAACGGCGAACAATTCCGCGTGACGTGCGCCCGCGCTCTCGCCGAGAATCCCGCGCTCGTGGTGCTCGACGAGTTCACGAGCGTCGTCGATAGGCAAGTCGCGAAGGTGGCCGCGCACGCGATCCAGAAGACCATCCGCCGACGCGGGCGGCAGTTCATCGCCGTCTCGTGCCACTTCGACATCGTCGATTGGTTGCAGCCCGACTGGGTGTACGAGCCAGCCACGGGCGCGTTTCAGTGGAGGGAGCTTCAGCGACACCCGGAGCTTCGTTTCGAGATCCGCGAGTGTGGCCGCGAACTCTGGCCGATGTTTAGGAGTCATCACTATCTGAGCACCGAACTCCAGAGCGCGGCCAAGTGCTTCGTCGCGACCATCGACGGCCAGCCCGTCGCGTTCAACTCAGTGCTGCATCTGCCCCACGCGTACACCCGCAACATCAAGATGGGGCACCGTCTGGTCGTGCTGCCCGACTGGCAAGGCGTCGGACTCGGCGGGCGCTTCGACGACTTCATCGGGCAGTGGCTGCATGACCGCGGATTCCGCTACCACAACACGGTGGCGCATCCGGCGATCATCGCGTACTATCTGCGCTCTCCGCGCTGGCGGCGTCTCTACGCGGACCACACGAGCGGCAACGGACGGCCCGCGATCCGCGCGGGCAAAGGCGCGAACAAGGGACGGGCACACGCGCAATTGCAGACGCGGCGGCTCAACACGTTGAGCTTCGAGTACTGCCCCGTGGCCGTTCTTCAGGAGGCAATCGCATGAAGACGTTTCTCTGCGGCAAGATTCACGGGCTGCGCGTGACCGACAAGAGCGTCGAGTATCACGGCTCCGTCGGCGTCTCGCCGGAACTGCTCAAGGCGGCGGGCATGGAGCCGTACGAGCGCGTGCTCGTCGCGAATCTGAACAACGGCCAGCGATGGTGGACGTACATCATCGTCGGCGCACCGGGAGAGTTTCGCTTGAACGGCGCAGCCGCGCGGCTCGGCGAGGTGAACGACCGCTGCTTGCTGATGACGTTCGAGACGGCGGGCCGACGCCCGAAGACGCGCGTGGTTCACGTCAACGAGTCGAACCAGATCACGTCATGCGAGGTGATCAGCGGGCAAGGCGACGTCGATCTCGAAGTGTTCGAGCCGACCGACGATCTGGTATTGCCGTGAGAATTCTGGAACTGGGCAACTACGTGGTGCCAGCCTACGCGGGTATGATCCTCGCGGAGCAAGGGCACGAGATCGTGAAGTGGGTCGGCGACAGTGATCCGATTCAGGGGCTGAACCACGGGGCCGCGCTCTGGGAGTGGATCAATCATGGCAAGGCGCTGGTCAAGCACAGTGCGCGATTCGTGCCCGAAGCGCTCGATCAGTTCGACGCCGTGATCGACAACTTCCGGCCCGCGACGCTGGAACGCTTCGGCCTCGATCCGGCGCATCTCGCCGCGACCTTCGGCGTGCGATGGGTCAGTATGCGGGCCGACGTGGGCGAGGTGAGCTTCGACGCGCTGGCGCAGATGCGGGCGTGGGGCGATCATGCGCCGTACATGCCCTTCTACATCGGCGACACGAGCGCGGGCCTGTGGCTGGCGTTCAAGCTACTCGCCAGCAAAGAGTGCGGGCACTTCACGCTCTTCCAGGCGACGTGTCTCGCGAAGCTGGTCGAGGGCGAGATGGTCGTCGCCGTCGAGCGCGATGGCAAGCGCGTGCCGTGGGACCGCGATCTCTACGACTACAGCGAAGAGAACGGCGTCGTCATCGAGTACCGCGACGTGGTCTACCGGGAGACGCCGCGCGACGACGCATGGCGGGCAGAGCATTTGCGGCATCGCGACGGGCGCTACGTGATTTGAGGACCGAGATGAAACACGAAGAACGGACCCGGATGATCGGCGGCGTAGCAATCGGAAACGTCTTCCGGCAGTTGCTCGGCGTGACTGAACTCCTGCACGCGCACCACCGGGAAGCGGGCGCGTCCGTTGAGACTCAGCCGATCCCCGGCTTTGATGTTCCGGTAACGCGATCCGGCGCGGATCTCGTAGGTCTTCGTGCCCGCGACAATCTGGTCGAAGTATTTCTTCTTGATCAAGAGCAGCACGCCTTCCAGCGTAGGGGGATCGCATGACGGGACGCAAGCGGATGCCAACGACGCTCAAGATTCTGCGTGCCGGGGGCAAGGAAGCGGTGAAGCTGGCGAAGAAGCAGATCCCGACTCCCGGCGACTTGATGAGTCCGCCCGACTGGTTCAGCGCGGACCAGAAAACAGCCTGGAAGTACGCCATCGAGAACGCACCGCGCGGCGTGCTCAAGCGCATCGACAAGGCCGTGCTGGCCGCGTTCATCGTCGCGGAGGACGTGCATCAGAAGGCGTCGGTGGCGATGCAGCAGACCACGCTTCTCGTGAAGAGTCCGAAGCAGGAACTGCCGATGCAGAATCCGTACCTGCCCATCGTCAACCGCCAATACCAACTCATGCTGCGCGGTGCGTCGGAGCTTGGCTTCACGCCGTGCAGCCGCGCCCGCATCGAGAGCGGCAACGCGCCGATGTCCCCGGCTGGCGACTGGGAGAACGTCGAGAGCGCATGAAAGGGGGAACGCATGATTAGCCTGAAGCTGATTCTGATGATCCTGGCTCTGGTCTGTTTTCTGATCGCCGCGCTGAACGTCTCGTGGACGCACGGCAATCTGATCGCGGCGGGCCTGTTTTTGGTGACACTCGCGATGATGATCGCGTAACGGAGGAAACATGAAAGTCAAAGCTCTGCATGACATCGTCGTCGGCGTCGAGGAGTACAAGGTGGGCGAGATCTTCCAGTGCTCGACGGAGGATGGGCAATCGCTGATCGAGCAGGAACTCGCCGTCGCCGTCGAGGAAGAGGACGAAGCATGACGCCGCAACAGACCTATCGACCCAGTCGGTGCAACTACATCTACGCGTCGTACATCGGAAGCAACGGCGTCTACGAAGTGGGACCGGACGACTGGTCGGTCGAGCGGACCGCTCCCGGCACATACGTCATCACGCACAATCTCGGCCACGTCCACTACGTCGCGGTGATCGCGGGACTCACGGGCGCGAATCTCTCGGAAGGCGCGATTCAGAGCTACGACGAGAACACGATCACGGTCGGCATGTTCACCGCCGGATCAGTCGCCGATGCCCGATTCTCGCTGATCGTGTTCGCCACAAACTGATGCACTGATGTCGAAGACCGCCGCGCCGACATTGCCGTTCGTCGAGCGTGCGCTGGAGTATGCCCGCGCCGTCGTCGCCGACGAGATCCCCGCGTGCCTCTGGGTCCGCCGCGCGTGTCAGCGGCAACTCGACGATCTGGAGCGCTTCAAGGGCAAGGACTCGCCGTATTACTTCGACGCCGCGCAAGGCAACCGCGTGTGCGACATCGTGCAGCGGTTCCCGCACATCCGGGGCGTCTGGGCGAACGCGCGGAAGCGGCTCGAACTGGAGCCGTGGCAGTGCTTCATCATCGTGGTCGTCTTCGGCTGGCAATGCACGGCGACGAAGACGCGGCGGTTCCGCATCGTCTACATCGAGATCCCGCGCAAGAACGCGAAGAGCACGTTGACGAGCGCGATCGGTCTGTATCTGCTGGCGTGCGACGGGGAGCAGGGAGCGCACATCGTGAGCGCGGCGAGTGCGCTCCATCAGGCGAAGGTAATTTTCACCGACGCGCAACTGATGGCGAGACGCGAGGCGGGCTACCGTTCGCGCTTCGGCGTCGAGGTTCTCGCGCATGTGATCGCGGTGCCCGAAACGGCCAGCAAGTTCGAGGCGTTGAGCGCGGAGTATTCGAGCCTCGACGGCCTGAACGTTCACGCCGCGCTGATCGACGAACTGCACGCGCATCCCAATCGCCAACTCTGGGACGTGCTTCAGACCGCCACCGGATCGCGGGCGCAGCCGCTCATCTGGGCGATCACCACGGCGGGCCTGAACCGCGCGGGCATCTGCTACGACCAACGCGGGCATGTGGTCGACATCCTGAACGGCACGGTCGAAGACGACACGTACTTCGGCATCATCTACACGCGCGACGACGACGACGACCCGTTCGACGAGCGCACCTGGATGAAGGCGAATCCGAACTACGGCGTCTCGATCTACCCGGAGAGCTTCCGCAGCATGGCGAAACGCGCGATGCAGATGCCGTCGGAGCAGAGCGCGTTCTTCAACAAGCATCTGAACATCTGGGTCAACGCCGCGATTACGTGGCTTCCGGCTGGCGTGTGGGACAAGTGCGCCGACCCGAAGCTCGACATCGCCGACTTCGCGGGGCAGGAGTGCTTCATCGGGATCGACCTCGCGCTGCGCAACGATATCGCCGCGCTCGTGATCGCGTTCCCACCGACGGCCACGACAGAGCAGTCGCCGCGATGGTCGAAAACCGCCCGCGACTATTGGGCCGTCTTCGGTCGCTACTATCTGCCCGAAGACACGGTCAACCGCGCCGAGAACGGGCACTACCAAACATGGGAAGCACTGGGGCGGCTCACGGCGACACCCGGAGTGGTCACCGACTTCGACTACATCATCGGCACGCTGGCCGACTTCGCCGCGCAGTTCGACACGCGCGAGATCGCGCTCGACCCGTTCGACGCGGGACCGCTGATCGTGGACATCGAGAAGGCGGGACTGCGCAAGCCCGTCGAGGTGCGTCAGACCGCGCCGAATCTGTCGCCCGCGATGGTCGAACTGGAGGGCCTGGCCCTTTCGGGCAAGATCCGGCACGATGGCGATCCCGTTCTCGCGTGGATGATGTCGAACGTCAAGGTGCAGCGTTCCGGCGATCTGATGAAGCCGACGAAGGACTCCGACGAGAAGAAGATCGACGGCGTCGTCGCGCTGCTCATGTGCATTCACCGGGGCATGTACCGCTCTGGCGCGAGAGCCGATTACGAGAACCGTGGCTTATGGTCGATCTGATCCAGCGATTCTTTCCGAACTTGCCGATCCGTTTCGGTCGCAACCGCAACGGCGGCAACAACGGCAACGGCGGCAAGGCCCACGAGCCGAACGTGCTGAAGGCGGTTCACGGCACGCCGATCCAGACGACGGGCGATAGCGGCTTCCGCTCGGCGGGCACGCCCGTGAACACGATGCCGGGAGTCGTCGGCATCTCGCCCGCCGCGAATGCGGCCCTCGCCAGCGCGGCGGTGTGGGCCTGTTGCCGACTGATCTCGACGTCGCTCTCCGCGCTCCCGACGCAACTGTTCAAGATCACGCCCGACGGCAAAGTGGCCGACGTCAATCATCCGCTCTTCGGTCTGCTCACGCAGTCGCCGAATCCGATGATGACCATGCAGCAGTGGCTGCAACCGACGCTGCTCGGCCTCTTGCTTTACGGCAACGGCTACACATGGGTAGATCGGCTCAACGGCGAAGTGGTCGGCGTCTGGCCGCTCAATCCGGCACGCGTGTCGATGGTGCTCAATCTCGACGGCACGTTCAGCTACTACTATTCGGACTTTCGCGGCAAGTTCAACATCTTCTCCGAAGACGAGATCATCCATCATCGCGTGTTCACGATGGACGGCTACTTCGGTTTGCCCGTACTGATCTATCACCAGATGACCATCGGACTCGCCAACGCATCGACGAGCTACGCAACCGCGCTCTACAACAACGGCGGGCAACCTTCCGGCGTGCTCGAATATCCCGGCATTCTGAAAAAGGAACAGGTGGATCGCATCCGGCAATCGTGGACCGATCTGCACGCTGGTCCCGGCAACGCGGGGCAGATCGCGATTCTCGAAGAGGGCACGAAGTACTCGGCTATCGGCATTCCCCCGGAGCAGTTGCAGTACATCCAAGAGCAGCGCTTCAGCGTCGAGCAGATCGCCCGCATCTTCGGCGTGCCGCCGCATCTGATCGGCGCGATGGACAAGCCGACGTATGCGTCCGTGGAGCAGCAGTCCATCGAGTTCGTGCGTTACACGTTGTATCCCTACGTGCGTGCGTTGGAGCAAGGCGTCGATAAAGCGCTGCTCGATCCAGAGAATTCGTGGCGCTTCAACCTCGACGCCTTCGAGCGCGGCGACATCGCATCGCGCTATGCGGCGTACGCCGTCGGTCGCCAGTGGGGCTGGCTCTCCACGAACGACGTGCGGACGAAGGAAGACATGAACACGGTGAAGGGCGGCGACGATTACCTCTCGCCGCTCAACATGGTCGCGGTCCCGGTGGGGCAAGTGCCGCCGCCGCCGATGCCGCCGAAGCCCGCGCCCGTGAGCACGGGGAAGGAGTAGCTAACGATGCCAGCGATTCATTTGGAGCGGGAACACAAGACGTTCCCGTTGCTCGATCTGAAGGCCGACGACGGCAAGACGGGCGCGTTCAGCGGCTACGCGTCGGCGTACACGAAGGATCTGCAAGGCGATCAGATCGCGCCGGGAGCGTTCGCGCAGTCGATCAAGGATCGGCGCGGCAAGGTGCCGATTCTGATGAACCACGATCCCGATCAGATGGTCGGCTTCTCGACATCACTCGCGGAGGACGGCAAGGGGCTGCTGCTCAACGGGCAACTGGCGACGAGCACGTCGGCGGGCAACGACATGTTTCAGCTTCTGCAAGCCGCCGCCGACGCCGACTTCCGCATGGGCATGAGCATCGGCTTCGACGCGCTCGACTGGGACTGGGGCGACGACGGGCGCACGATCAAGGAAATCAATTTGTGGGAAGTGTCGATCACGCCCTTTCCGGCACAACCGAAGGCTTACATCGCGGACGTGAAGACGTTCCGCGACTTCGAGAAATATCTGCGGGAGGCAGAGAACTTCTCACGGGCCGATGCGAAGCGCATTCTGCGCTGCGTTGCCAGCCTGAATCTGTCGCCGTGCGGGATGCCCGACGACGCCAATGGCAACAGACTGCTGCGCGGCTTACTCGCGCAGCCGGAGAAATAGCCAATGCCTGAACCACAGATGACGCCAGAAGACAAGGCGCTTATCCAGAAGCTGCGCACCGAATGGATCGACACGGTGAAGCAGGGAATCGCCGACCGCGACACGAAGGGCTACGTCGATCCCGAACTACGGGAGAAGGTAGCGAAGCTCGACGCGGACATGAACAAAAAGTTCGACGACAAGTACAGCGAGATCGTCACGCAGATGACCGCTCTCGCGCAGCGCACGTCCCGGCTACCCGGAAGCGGCGGGCCGGGGCTGATCGAAGCCAAGACGCTGGCACATCAGATCGTGGAGTCTGATGGCTTCAAGGCGTGCAACTTCAACGGGCGCTTCAACATGCAGACCACGGTGAAGGCGCGGCTGCGCCCCGACGTCACGAAGGCCGCGACGACCATCGTCGAAGGCGGGCCGACCGTGATCACGCCGCCCGTCGGCAACTATCCGATCTTCCCGTATCGCGTCGGCCTGATCCCGCAGCGCTTCGCTCCGCTCGTGATGCGCGACGTGGTGCCCGTGATCCCTTTGGACGGAACCAACGCCGTCGAGTACGTTAGCGAAGTCTGGACCGCGCCGACGGCGGACTATCAGGTGCTCGAAGGCGACAAGAAGCTACAGACGGGCGTCACCTACACCGATCACACGGCGAACGTTCGCACCATCGCGAACTACGTGAAAGTATCGCGGCAGATGGCGCAGGATGTCGCGTTCATCATGGCGACCATCGAGCAGAGACTGAGCCAGTTCGTGCTGCTCAAAGAGGACAGGGAGATTCTCTACGGCGACAACACGGCGGGGCATCTCTTCGGCCTGATGCCGCAAGCGACGAAGATCGCGACCTTCTGGACGCCACCCGGAACGGGCAATACCTTCACGTCGATTGACGAATTGAACATCGCGGCGACTCACATCGAGAATCTGTTCTATTACCCGACCGCGATCATCCTCAACCCGACGGATGAAGCGAAGATCGAAATGCTGAAGACGACGTATGGCAGCTACGTGCTGGCCGACCGCTCTCCGCGCGAGGACGGTCTGTTGCGGCTCTGGGGCCTACCCGTCATCACCACGCCGAACATCACCGTCGGCGACTTTCTGGTCGGCGCATTCCCCGGCCAGTGCGCGTTATTCGACCGCGAGACGGTGACCGTCGAGATCGCCTTCCAGAACGAAGACGACTTCGTGCGCAACTTGGTCACGCTGCGCGGTGAAGAGCGCGTCGCCTTCGCCGTCTTCGTGCCGACCGCATTCGTGTGCGGCCCGTTCCAGTGCCCGCCGTGCGCGGGTGGTGGGCCGTTCCTCGTCGGCGCGAACGGCGGTGCCTTGCCGGGAGCAGCGCCCGCGAAGAAGTAATACGCCATGATCATCCAGACACTCAAAGACATCGCGTTCCCCGGAGGGAGCCGCGTCCGCGCCGGGGCGGTGTTGAGCGTGCCGGATGCCGTCGGAGCCGCGCTCATCAAGGAAGGTGCCGCGCGGCTCCGCAATTTGCCGGGACCGACCGAGAAGAAGGTCGATCCGCTTCTCAATCCCGGCGACCCGTTGCCGCCGCAAGTGCCCTTCGTGCGCGTGCCGACCGATCCGTTCCCGGCGCGGAGCTTCGAGCCGGGAGGATACGAGGATCAGGACAACTTCATCACCAATCAAGTGACGATCCGCGCGATGCTCGATTCGACTATCGCGTGGGACTGGGCGAATCAGACGGACGCGTCTTCGCCGCCGCCGCCCGTCACGCCATCCGGCTCCGCAGAGAGCCGCCCGCCCGTGCTCATGCTCCCCGAGATCAAGCTGCAATGCAAGATTGAGCCGGATCAGACCGCCGACGATTCGCTGCTGGAGCAGTACGAAATGGCCGCGCGGCTGCACACCGAAAACTATCTGCGCTACCAAATCGACGACACGATGGGCGAGAACATCAAGCAAGCGATGCTCATGCTGATCGCGCATTGGTATCGCAATCGCGAAGCGGTGACCACGGGCAAGACGAGCGTCGGCGTCGAGATGCCTCTCGCCTATCAAGTGCTGCTCTCGGGCGAACGCGACTACCCGAACTACTGACATGCCACGGATGGCGGACCCCACACTCGGCGCGGGTGAACTCGACAAGCGTGTGACGCTGATGCAGCCGCTCTACAACGCGACCAACGATGAGATCACCGGATATCAGGCCGTCTCCGACGTGTGGGCTGCGGTCGATCCCGGCTTCAGCCAGGAGATCAACGAGGGCGGGCGCACCGTCGCGACGAAGCTGGTCGAGGTCACGATCCGCTATCGCACCGACGTCGATCCGCGCTGGCAGATCGTCGATCACGAGCACACGTACCAGATCCGGGGTATCGCCGACATCGCGCGTCGGCGCGTGCAGCTTCAACTCACTTGCGAAGAGGTTCTATGACACCACCCAAAACGAGAGCGATGGTCAACGATCCGCAGCCCGTCTTCGACGCGCTCGACACGTACATCTCGGGCACGTCGTACACCACGTCGAACGCCGCCGTCACGCTCGACGGAAGCGGCACCACGCACACGATGAACTGCCAGGACAAGCAAGGCAACAGCTTCACGTATACGGAACGTGAGGCGGGCGTGCGCGTGTCCATTACTCCGGTGACGGCATCGCTCGGTCCCGGCGAGACGCAGCAGTTCGCGGCGACGGCGACGAATCCCGACGGAAGCGCCGTCGCCTCGCCGACGTTCGACTGGAGCTTGAGCGGCGGATCGCTCGGCATGGTGAGTTCGACCGGACTCTATACCGCGCCCGCGACCATCGCGGCGGGGTCAACCGATCTGTTGACCGCGACGTTGAGCGGGCAGCAAGCATGGGCGACGGTCAACATCAGCCTGCACACGTAGGGCAAATGGCACGCGGACCAAAGGTCGGCTTCAAGTGGGAAGGCATCGCGGAGATCAAAAAGACGCTTGCGGCGGCGGGCATCAAGCTCGACGACACGGACCCGGAGATCAAGGCGGCGATTCTGAAACCCGCATCGGCGATGGTCGCGAACGCGCAGAATCTCGCGCCCGTCGCGCGGGAGGTCGAGGGCAAGGCGGCGGCGAAGTATCCACCGGGAACGCTGAAGCGCAGCATGATCGCGACTGTCGGTCCCGCCAAGCAGCGCGGCGTCTTCATCGTGGCGCGGAAGCGCATCGCGCCGTACGCGGCGTGGGTCGAGTTCGGCACGTCGAAGATGTCGCCGAAGCCGTTCTTCCGGCCCGCGCTCTTGCAATTCATGAGCACGTACGTGAACGACATCGCGCCCGACGTGAAGCGCATCGTCGAAGGGGCCGTGAGCGCGAACGCCTACCATCCGCCGACATGACATGGTGATCTTCGAGCAGACACTCCGCGACCTGCTGATTCAGACGAATCTCGTGGCGGATCGCGTCTTCCTGATACGTGCTCCGCAAGTGCCGAACGCGAAGGCGACGATTCCCTACATCGTGTTCTTCATGGTCGCGCCCGTCTCGCCGATTCTCTTGAAGACGCAGACGGGACCGCTCGATCAGATCGAACGGCTGTATCAGATCTCCATCTTCGACACGTCGCAATCCCGCGCCCTCGCCATCGGCGACTCGCTGCGCATGTACCTCGATACGCTCTCGGGCGACTTCGAGAACGTCCACTTCGGTCACTCGTTTTACATGACCCAGACATTCGCATGGGAGAGCGACACGCTGCTCTATCAAGTGATTCAGGAGTATCAGATCATGTTCAACTACTTGAATCCCGCACCACCACCCGTAACACCAACAACCGCAAGACGCACCGCAAGACAACCCGTAAGGAGTAATGCAATATGACGCCGACCAAACAAGCCACGCCGAAAGCAGCGGCGGGCGTAACGATTGATGGCATCCCGGCATTCGGGACGCTCGTTCAGGTTCTATCCGGCAGCACGCCGACGGAAACGTACACGACCATCGCGGGCGTGGGCGACATCACGGGTCCGTCGAACGCGATGGCCGAAGTCGATGTGACCTCGCACTCTTCCGGCGCTCCCATCAAGCGCACCGTCCCCGGCCTGATCGACTTGGGCGATCTCGCGTTCCCGTGCTTCTGGAATCCAGACGATCCGACGCAGAACATCAGCTCGCCCTACGGCATGGAGTATCTGTTCTTCAATCGCATCGTGACCAAGTTTCAACTGGTGATGCCGAACGAATCGCACCGCACGCGCCAGTTTCAGGGCTTCGTCAAGACGATGGGCGAGGACTACAAAGTCGCGGGCGTTTGTACGCGCAACGTCGCGATCCGCATCACCAGCCCGATGCTCGACGTCGCTTCGCCGATCAGCCTGACGCCCGCGCAAGACCTCAACGTGCCCAACGCGGGCGCACCATCCGGCACGTTCACCGTCAAGACGGGCGGCGACAACGCTCCGTGGACTGCGGTCCCCAGTGACCCGTGGATCACGATCACCAGCCCGACGGCTCCGCAGACGGGCGACGGCGCGGTCGATTACGCGGTCGCGGCGGGCACGCCGGGGACGCCGCGCAGCGGCTCGATCACGATCACGGGTCTTAACCTCGTCTTCAACATCACGCAGGTCGGAACCTAACGTCATGCCATACACCAAACCGAACCCCGGCGAACCGATCATCCTCGACATCGCGGAGCGCAAGCTCGAATTGCGCTTCCCGCTGAAGATCCTCAAGGCGTTGAGCGTCGATCACCACATCAGCGTGCTATCCGGCGAGGGACTGGGGGAGTCCCTCCGCGACCCGGAGAAGCTGGCCGTCATGCTCTTCTACGGGCTGAAGACGAAGCAGCCGGATCTCACGCAGGAGTGGGTCGAAGACAACGTCGATGCGCGAATGCTGCTCGATCTTGCGCCCATGCTGGCCTACGCTACGACCGGAGTCTTCCCCGACATGACGAAGATTCTGTCTCGAATCCCAAACGTCGAGGGACCGACGGACCAAAAAGCTGGCTCGACCTCTGGGCCGTCGGTCGATACGACTTCCACCTACAAGAATTAGAGGTCTGGGATCTCACGCTCGAAGAGTTCAACGCTCTCGCCGCGCGTGATCTGGAGCAGCAGGATCTGCTCGAATACTACGCCGCCCTCGCCCCGTGGGCGGTCTTCAACGTCAACCGCAAGCAGGATGCGCCGTTCTTCGAGCCGTTCGACTTCATGCTGCGAAGGCGTGCGCGGATCGCGCTCGACGATGCGCCGAAGCCGACCGCGCCGACGCCGACGCGCGGACGGCCCGCCCTTCTGCTGGCCCCAGTTCCGGCGACGGGGATGCGCTACGCGGTGAAGGGGGAGCGTCCGCCGTCGAAGTACGCTCCCGGCGAGAGCGACGGCGTGATCGAGCGCTACGACGCGTACGCGAAAGCGTTTTGGTCCGGTGGAGTAAAACGTCATGGCCGCTGATGCGGGCGAACTGAAAGCGAGAGCGACACTCGACAACACTGAGTTTCTGTCTGCCCTGAAAGAGATGGTCAATCAGGTCAACCAGAACACGCAGAACGCAGCCGACGGCATCGGCAAAATCACGAAGGCGTTCGGCGAGATGGCCGAAGCCGTCGGTCTGGGCGAGGTCGCGAAGAAGCTCGGCGAGTTCGCCAGCGAGTGCATCGACGCCGCCACCCAAGTCAACAAGCTGCAAGCCTCGTTCAACATCCTGGCGGGCAGCGCGGAGCAGTCGAAAGAGATCTTCGAGGACATGGAGAATCTCGGGCTGCACTCCATGTTCGACTTCGCCGACGTGCTCGGTCCCGCCGCGAAGCAGATGATGCTGCTCGGCGCAAGCGCGGAGGAAGCAGCCGCGACCATGCACGGGCTGGTCGATGCCGCCGCCGCGCTCAAGCAGGGGCCGGAATGGATCACCGGAGTATCCGACGCCATCGCCAACATGCAGTCGCATCTCGTCGCCTCGCAGCGCGACATGAAGGCATTGCAGCAGTCGGGCATCGATGCGTGGGGCGCGTTGGCCGATCAACTGGGCGTGAGCGTTTCGCAAGCGCAGGACATGGTGAAGAAGGGCATGGTCACCGCGTCCACCGTGACCGACGCCGTGAACGCGAGTCTGGAGAAGTTTCAGGGCGAAGCCGCGCTGGCGGGCGATACCTGGAAGGGCGCGATGCATACGCTCTCCGAAGAGGGCGACAAAGCGAAGGCCGCAATCGGCAATTCGATTCTCGCCATCCTCAACGATTTCGCGCCCGTGCTGAACGGCATCTCGCAAGCGATTGAGACGGCCACCGCATGGTGGAAGGGACTGAGTGAGCCAGTGCAGACCGCCGTGCTGGCGCTCGGCGCGGCGATCACGGCCATCGTCGCGATCTCGGCGGCACTCCCGGTACTCGCGCTCGGCGGCGAAGCGCTGATCGCCGCATTCACCGGACCCGTCGCGCCCATCGTCGCCGTCGTCGCCGCGCTCGGTCTGCTCGGCAAGTGGATCTACGACGAGTGGCCCGCGATCAAGGCCGTATTCGAGACGCTCTGGGACGACATCAGCAATCAGTGGACGACCGTCTGGGCGTTGATCAAGACATGGTGGAGCGGCATCACACAGTGGTTTCAGGGCATCGTCAACGATCTCGCGCCCGTGATCCAGATTCTGGAGACGCTGTTCTCTCCGCTCGTCGCGCTCTGGAAAGCCGAATGGGATCTGGTGAAGAGCGTACTCGGCGCGGCGTGGGATTGGATCAAAGGACAGGTTCAGATCGTCGTTGACACCATCGGCAAGGTGGTTAGCGCGGTGACCCAGTTCTTCACCGGGATGCCGGGGGACTCCGAGATGCAGCGTCTCGCGGCGGCGTGGAAGAAGGGCACCGACGAGATCGCCGCGACCGCAGCCGCGACCGCTGCGCACAAGCAAGCCGTCAACGACGACGCTGCGGCGATGACGGCGGCGGCGAAGGCGCGGGACAAGGACAGTGCTTCGCAACTGGCCGCTGCGAACGCGGCGAAAGCAGCGGCGGCGGAAGCAAAAAAGGCGGCGGACGAAGCCGCGAAAGAAGCCGCCGCGCAACTCAAGTACAACGAGGATCTGGCGAAGAGTTACAACGCGCTATACGCCATCGCCCCGGATGTCGCGAGTCAATTCGCCGACATGTTCGGCGGCATCAACACGAGCGCGACCAACGCCGCGAAGACGATAGGCAAGCCGTGGGACGACCTCTCGGCATCGCAACAGGCGTTAGTTCAGCAGACGCTCGACTTGGGCGAAGCCTACAAGTCGCTCGGCGTCACTGGCGCGGCGGCATTGCAGGGCGCAGCCGACAAGGCGGGCGCGGCATTCCAGTTACTGGCGAGTTCCGGCAAGGCCAGCACCGGGGAGATCCAGGCCGACTTCGACGCCTTAGTGGCGAAGCAGACCGCCGTCGTAACGCTGATGAACACCGACGTGTCGGACGCGTACAAAAACGGCCTGATCACGCAGCAGGAATACTACGACGGACTGGTCGTCAACTCTCAAAAAGCGCTCGATCAGACGAGTGCCGATTTGGACGCTGGCCTAGCCAAACAGGCGAACGTGGACGCCGCGCGGCAGGTACTGACGAATAATCAGGTGGCCCAAGCGAAGGCCGTGCAGGACGCGTACAACACGGCGATGAACGCCATCGGCGAGAAGACGCAGCAGCAACTCGACGACGCCGCGACCCAGTGGAGCAAGTACGCGCAGACGATCAGCGATAAGCTCGGCCCCGACTCGAAGCCCGCCATCGAGGCGTCGATCAAGCTGGTGCAGTCGCTGATCGACGAGGCGACCGCGCTCGGCAACGCGCCACCCGATTTCCTCACCGACTGGCTGAAGCAGTTGAACGCGCAGCTGGTCGCGATGCACACGCCAGCGGAGCAATTCGCCGCCGACATGAAGGCGCTCGGCGTGAACACGGTGCAGGACGCGACCGACGGCATCAGCAAGATGGCGGCGGCACTCGCCGACGCGAAGCTGAAGAGCGACGGCTCCGTCGCATCGGCGAAGGATCTCGAACAGGGAGCGACGAAGCTCGAAGCAGCGGTGCAGTCGCTCACCGACACCTACAACAACAAGTGGCAAGCCGCGCTGAAGGCGGGCGACATCACGCAGACGCAGTACAACCAGCACGCCGTCGAAGGGGCGCAGCAAGTGCTTCAGCAGTTCGCCGCTTTGGGCGACGACGCGCCGGGGAAACTTCAGTTGGTCACCGCCGCCACGAAGGTGCTTCAGGATGCGATCTACACTCTGCAATCGAGCACGATGGCCGACGCGCAGAAGGCGTTCAAGGATCTCGGCGTGCAGAGCCACGATGCGATGCAGCAGATGGCGACGGATGCGAAAACCGACTTCGCCATCGTCGCCGCCAGCGCGAACGAGAACGGCACCACCTACATGAACGCGTGGATCAACGCGCAGAAGAAGATCTACGACGCGCAACTGGCCGACGGCACGAGCCTGTCCTCCGCGCAAAAAGAGGACATGGCGAAGATGGTCGCGAAGCGCGACGAGTTCCTGGCAGAGCAGCAGTCCGCATGGGCGACGGCGTACGGCCAAGTGAAGACAATCGTCGGGACGGCATTCGACGATCTCACGAAGCAGATCGTCACGGGCGACTTCAGCTTCGGGAAGCTGGTCACCAACATGTGGCAGGGACTCGCGGAGACGGCGCTAAACGCGTTCATCAAACCGCTGAAGGACGCAGTCACCAATTTCATCGCAAACGAACTCGCGAACCTGCTCGGCGACAACGGACTGGGCGGCGTGCTGAAAAGTCTCACCGACATCGGCGCGAAATCTACGGAGGTCTTCGCCACCGGGGCGGAAACTGGGGCAACGGCGGCAGAGGGCGGGGCGACATCGGCAGAGGGCGGGGCGACATCGGCGGCGGGTGGCGCGGGTCAGGTGGCGTCGGCTGCATCGTCCACTATTTTCGGAGCGATCACGGCGATTAGCAGCGCAGTTACCGCGATCAGTAGCGTGATCTCGAACTTCCAGATGGCGCACGAGATCAACATTCTCAAAAGCATCGAGCACAACACGCGCTACACGATGATGTACGTCGGTGAGCGCAGCGACGGCGGCATTCTCGGCGTGCTCTTCAAGATCGACGAAGAGATCGCGTGGGGCGCGAACACGAAGGCGAACGAGGCGCACAAAGACCTCTTCCTCGACTGGAGTACGCCCGCGCTCGACGCGATGCAGAACACGCAGCACATGCTCGAAAGCATCGGCGCGTACATCCCCGATATCAAGGGTCGGCTTGAGGACATTCTCGCCGTCGATATGGAAGCGCTCTCCGTCATGAAGGCCGGATTCCAGCAAGTGAACGTGACGGTCAACGCGGGCACGCTCACACTCGCCGACGCCGCGCGGCAACTGGGGAATCAGATCGCGACCAACCTCACGACGCAACTCACGGCGGTACGCGGATGAACATCATCGTTCTGATCAACGGCGACGACGTCACCGACGATTGCCTCTTGTCGGCAACGCGCATTGCCTACGACAGTACGAAGCGCATCACGACCGCCAGCATCACGATCATGGGGCAAGCGCTCGGCAAGGGCGCGATGTACGACACGGCGCAGTACGGCCAGGACGTGTACTCGATTGATCTCCGCGAACTCTACGACGTGACGATTCTCGACGGGCGCGACGGTGTGACGAAGCTCTTCGACGGGCGCATCTTCGCCATCGCGATGAAGCAATCGGACACTCCCGGCTTCAGCGTCTTCTACCAGTGCGATATGAACGACTGGGCGGCGTATCTGGATCGCTCGATCTGTTGGGATTCGAGCTTCGCACTCACGATGCCGAACAGCGATCAAGGCATCATCACCGCGCTGCTCGGCGAGTTCTGCCCGCAGATCACACTCGCCGACATCGCGCAGATCGTGCCCGTGATCGAGAGCTTCGACTGGATCACGAAGACGTGCCGCCAAGTGCTCGATGATCTTTCGACGCTCTCGATGGCAACGTGGCTCGTGGACTTCGACGGCAAGCTGCATTACAAGCTGGCGTCGAGTGCGCCCGCCGCGCCGTTCGGCCTTTCGACGTCGCCCGATGGCGTGACCACGTTCGCGGTGCGCGTGAACGACTACAAACACGACTTCACCAATCCGGTCAACCGCGCGTACGTGCGCGGCAACCAAGACCCGACGTCGGGCGTGATCATCGAGGCGAGCTACGCCGATCCCGTCTCGATCCAGACCTACGGCGAATACGCGTCGAGCGTGGTTGACGCGCAGATCATCACGGGCTACGACGCCTCGCTGAAGGCGAAGTCGATGGTGCTCTCGTATGCCTATCCCATCGAGACGGGCAGCTTCACCGTGTGGGGACTCGACTGGCTGCAAGGCGGGATGCAAGTTCACCTCGTCGAAGAGAACATCGGCATCGACGGCGACTACACGATCATCGCGTTGACGATGCAATGGGAGGACGCATCGTTCGTGCGTTACGAGGCGCAGTTCGGCGCGGCGAAGCCGGATCTCGAAACGGTTCTGCGGCTGCTCGATCAGCGCACGAAGTGGGCCACATCAAACGTTCCCGTGTCCACCGTCACTCCCGGCCCGCCGCCCGCTGGCAGCGTCACCGACGCCAGCATCGCGCCGGGGGGTCTGAGCGCGGCGGTCATCAATAGCGTGAACGCGACGACGATTCAGGGGCAGATCAACGCCAATCAGATCGGCGGCGTCAACGCGAACGCGATCATCGGCTCGATCCAGTCGAATCAGATCGCGTCGGTCAATGCGGGCGCTATCGTCGGCGTGCTCTCGGCGAATCAGATCGGCACGGTGAACGCGGCGGCGATTCAAGGCTCGATTCAGGCGGGCCAGATCGGCACGGTCAACGCCGGATCAATTCAGGGCGTCATCGTCTCGACGCAACTCGCGAATCAGATCATCGACAATCTCGGCAAATACGCCGACGCGCTGCGGCCCATCCAGATGATCAAGGTCGGCGACCCGTGGCCCCCGGTGATGCCGAACCCGAACTTTCCGCCGAACTCGTTCTTCTACTACCAGCCCGACGGCAACTTCTATCAGGTGAACGCGGCGGGCACGGGATGGGCGGTAAACAACAATCCGCAAGGCTCGATGATGTCGTTCTTCAACATCGGCGCGATGCGGGCGCAGAGCATCATCGGACTGATCCTCGCCGCGCAGATCAACACCATCACGGCGGGCCAGATCACGGGCACGATCCAAGCAAGCCAGATCGGCACGGTCAACGCTTCCGCGATCTCTGGCGGCATCCAGGCGAACCAGATCGCGACCGTCAATGCGAACTCGATTCAGGGCACGATCACGGCAACGCAGATCGCGACCGTCACGGCGGGCCAGATCACGGGCACGATCAGCGCGTCCCAGATCGGGACGATCACGGCGGGACAGATCACGGGCACGCTGGCGTACAACCAGATCGGCTCGATCAATGCGGCGACGATCACCATCGGGCAGTTGGTCGATTCGCAGATCGCGGGCATGAGCGGAGCGAAGCTGAACATCGGCACGGTTACTTCGGATAAGTTCATCGGCTACGGAATCGACATCGGCGGCGGCACGAATCTGCCCGCCCGCTTGCGCGTGATGCAGAACGGCGTAGTCGTCGCGCAGTCGGGTCTTCTGAGTGAGGTCGGCATCGCGGCGTACGGCGGCTGGTTTCAGTTGTTCGGCGCGGGCGGCACGAGCTACAGCAACGCGCCGATCTACACCGATGCCAGCGGAAATCTCTTCATCCGCTCCGCGAACATGAACGGCTCGACGCTCTCGGGTCCATCGCTAACGAACCCGTCGATCAACGTGTCGGGGCAGATCTACACCAGCCCTTCGACCTTCGACGCCACTTACTCGACGCTGGCGTGGATCAACGAGCAGTCGCCCGATAAGACGAGCTTCATCTCGCGCGGCCTGGTTTTCTACTACAACAACTCGAAGATCGGCTCCCTCGTGCGCTCTCCCAATGGCGGCTACGTGGAGATGGAGTTACTCGGGGCTGCGTACGTGCTGATCAACGGATCGGGCGGCGTGCGCTCCGACGCGGGTTATTCCGTCGGCGCGACGCGCGTGATCAATTCGTCGGGGCAGTTCGCGGGAGGAGTCTCGACCAACTCCAGCATCTTCACGTCAAGCACCGTGCAAGCGAACGGCGGCTACTACGTCGGCGGCACGCAAGTGATCAACTCATCGGGGCAACTGACGGCGGCGATCAACGTGAGCACCAACATCGTCACGTCGGGCAACGTGCAAGCGAGTGGCGGCTACTTGGTCGGCGGAACGACGGTCATCAATTCGTCGGCGCAGTTCGTCGGCTCGGGCGTGCTCTGCTCGGGCGGCGTCGGCGCGGCGGGCTTCAATCCGACGGGCTACACCGGATACACGGGGAACGTGACCTTCCGCGACGGCAACGGCAACGTGTGCAACGTCTGGATCAACGGCGTCAATCAGGGCGCTTTGCAATTGCATTTTCAGGGCGGCGTCTTCGTCGGCCTTGTGTGAGGGAGGAACTATGGAAAACGAACAGCAGAAACAAACGCAGCCGGAAGTCGAGAACTATCCGCTCGATGACGCGCTGATCACCATGCTCGGCGAGATCAACCAGCAGATGAACGCGCTTCAGGCGCAGCGGCAGGGGGCGCTCGTGCTCTTCATCCGCCAGCAGAAGCTGGAGGGCAACTGGCAAGTCGCCGAGAACGGAAAGGAACTGGTGAAAGCGCCCGCGCAGCCGCCGATGAAGATCGCGTAAAGGAGGTCCACGTCACATGTCCACGCAACCGAAGCCGCTGAACTATGCGTTCCCGAACTTCATTCCGGGGCGTCACCGCATCCCGCCGAACTTCAAGCTCTTCCCCGAAGCGTTCTTCCCCGAACTGAAGGCGGCGAGTCTGCCCTCGACGCCGCCGATCCCGCCGACGGTCGCGACGGGCGACATCATCACGGCGGGACACGAGAACACCGTCACGACCGCTATAAACGATCTCTGGACGAACGAGCAGTGGATCGCCGCGAACATGCTGGCCGACCCAACCACGGCGACCGGAGACATCGTGGTGAGGGGTTCTGGCGGACTTACCAAACTTCCGGTCGGCGGCAACGGACAGATACTCACCGCCGATAGCACCGTGACGGCTCTCGGCGTCAAGTGGGCGGCTCTCAGCGCGGCGTCCGTCGGAGCCGTGCCGACGAGCTTCCAGGTGATCGCGGGCGCGGGCATGGGCGGCGGCGGTGCGATGACGGGTACGAGCGTCACGCTCACCGCGAACGTGCTCACCGTGTTCGGCAGGACGGGCGCGATAGTGCTCACGGCGGCGGAAGTGATGAAGGCGTCGGGAGCTTCGCACGCTCTCGGCGTCGTTCCCGATCCCGGCGCGGCGGCGGGCACGACTCGCTTCCTCCGCGAAGACGCAACGTGGGCGGCTCTCAGCGCGGCCTCTCTCGGAGCCGTGCCGACGACCACCCAAGTGATCGCGGGCGCGGGCATGACGGGCGGCGGTGCGCTCTCGGGGAACGTCACGCTCAACGCGGCGGTTGTGAGCGTCTTCGGCAGGACGGGCGCGATAGTCTTCACGGCGGCGGAAGTGATGGGCGCATCCGGCGCATCGCACGCGGCGGGCATCGTCCCCGACCCCGGCGCGGCGGCGGGCGCTACACACTATCTGCGCGAAGACGGGACGTGGGCGATCCCGGCTGGACAGGGCGGCGGCTTGACCGATCCGACGACGACGGCGGGCGATCTGATCGTGCGCGGCACGTCGGCGGTCACGCGGCTCGGCGTCGGCATCACAAACGGGATGGTGCTCACGGTGGACTCGACGGCAACGCCGCTCGGCATCAAGTGGGCGACTCCGACAGGTGGTGGAGGTACGCCCGCTGGCGCTGCGGGCGACGTGCAGTTCAACTCAGCGGGCGCATTCGCGGCAGATACGGGCCGCTTCGTTTGGGATGCGGCGAATCATCGGTTGGGAATCGGGGTAGCGAGTCCCGCCTACCCGCTTCACGTCGCCGCCCCGGCGGCTGCTTCCGCCGTGTTGTTCGGTGATCCGGCAGGACCGAATACTTTCGACTTCATGGCGGCGAGTTCTGGCAACAACTGCGTAATCTCCGTGAATCTGACGTGGGCGGGAGCTTGGGCACTTCGTAACGCCGCCTACGAAGGTTGGGCCATCTCGCAACAGGTATCGACTGGAACCAGCGGAAGCGTTTCAGTTCTTCATACCCCTGTCGGCGGAAGTGCGCCCGCCACGCACCTCATGATCAATTCGGCTGGATGGGTCGGAATCGGAGTAAATCCGCAAGCCCCCTTGCATATAGTTAAGCAGCCTCTCGGGAGCAGTCCGTTTTGCACGGTCCTGGTGGAGCCTGGAGTCGGGGCTAGTTACTGTGCAATCGGCGTGCGTTCGACGCAACTTAGTACCACTCAGACTTGGTTCTTCGGCTGCGGCAGCAGCGGGGCCAATAACAACTTCCGCGTCTACGACCTTACCAATTCAATAGAGGCATTCAACATCGCCCCCGGTGGAAATGTCTCCATCGGCTTCAATGCTCCCGCATACAAGCTCGACGTGCGCGGCGACGTGAACATCGCCACCGGGAACGTCTACCGGATCAACGGCGTCCCTCTCGCCGCCGCCAACGTGGTCAATGCCGTCGATCAGACCCAGTCGTACGCGAATCCGGCGTGGATCACATCGCTTCCCTACAGCAAGATCACGGGTGCGCCCGCAGGAGGAGCGCAGACGCCGTGGGCCTCCGACATCGACGCCGCCAGCCACATGTTGAGTAACGCGAGTGCTATCGGGGTGGGCACTGGAGCCAACACCGCATGGCCGCTCTGGCTGGTCATCAACAGTGCAAGTTCGACCGGACAGGCACAGATGTGGAACAAGGCATCCGGTGGAGCCAGCGGATTCCTACTCGCGACGGAGGGCGGCACGAACGCGGGCGGCATCATGTTTTGCGGCTCCGCATATGCCGCGCCGACGTGGAGCAGCACGCTCTTCGTCTACACGCAAGGCGCGAACGACATCGGCTTCGGCACGCAGAACGTCGAGCGGATGCGGATCACAAAAACGGGGCTGGTGGGCATCGGCAACGACGGCACCATTCCGCCGACAACCCCCGGTGGAGCAGTCGAATATCTTCTAGGCCAGAACACCGTGGGCGGTGCGCTCGGACGCACTACGGTTGCCGCCAACACGACCAATGTCAGCACGCCTGTCGGGGTTTATGCTTTCGCCAATTTCAATATCTCCGGGACAGAGAAACGGATCGCGCAGATCGTTGGCTTCACCGACGGGGCGCTTAATTCCGGTGCCATTGCCTTCAACGTCTTCAACGCTGGCTCCTACGTCGAAGTTATGCGCTGCACATCGACTGGTCGGGTCGGCATCGGGGTTGTCGCGCCTCTCTACACCTTCCAGGTTCACGCTGCGGCCAACGAAAATCTGGGCATTGGCCCTGCTATATCGATCAGTGGAGCAGTTGCTCTCAGTGCAGGCAATGACGCCAATAGCGCCAATACGCCTCTTGAAATCCGGGCTAGCCCTATCGTCTTCATGGTAGGGAACGTCGGCATCGGAATGAACCCCAGTTATCCCCTCGACGTGAATGGTGGGGTTCGCTGCTCTGGGGCTTTCTTTTGCAATAGCAGCATCACCGCAACTCAAAATGTCTACGCTTCCGGGTCTGTTCTCGCCAGCGGTGTTGCCAGCACGTTTGGGACGGCGTCAGGCTCTTCCAGCGCTCCTACGACCGCGAATACGAATATCCTCCTGTACAACAGTTCGACGACCAATTGGGCCGGGATCGGCGCGGACGGCGCGGGCAACATGTATTTCAAGGTGGGCACGAGCGGCTCTCCTCCCGCTGCGTTGCAGATTGTAGCGAGCAGCGGTCAGATGTGCGCCGTCCCGCCCGCCAATGCGAGCGCTCCTTCCATCACCGGACAAATCGCCGTGTGCGAAGCGACCAACAACGCTGCATATCGGATGATTCTCGGATACTTCCTGGACGGCGCTACCAGTGTCTTTAAGGGCTACATTCAGACGTATCAAGCGAACGCTGTCAACGCGCTCTGCCTCAATCCGAACGGCGGTAATGTCGGCGTCAACATGATCGCCCCCAATACCGCTCTTACCGTGAACGGGGTCGTCTCCATTTATGGCCCAAGCCAAAGTTATCTGAGGTTTGAGAGTGCCGCTCAGGCCAGCGGCTGGATGATCGGGCGCTCTGTGAATAACAACGACGCGAACGATTTCTTTATCTACAATCAGGCCAGCAGCAACATAGTCGTCAGCATTGTTAATAACAATCTTGCGATTAACACCACGAACACGACCGCACGCTTCACGGTCAGCACGACGGGCTATGCCAGTCCGGTGGCGGGCCAGAATCACGCCAGCGTCTACTTCACGCCGGGAGGATGGGGCTTGCAGATCGGCCACTATCCGGCGGGCGATACGTGGTTTCAATCGCAGCGCGACGACGCCAACGGATCACTTTATAACATCCTCCTGCAACCTATCGGCGGCGGCGTTGGCATCGGGATGCAGAGCGGGCCATCCTACAATCTGCAACTCGCGAACGACTCGGCGGGCAAGCCCTCCGCAAACTGGACGGTAACTTCCGACGTACGCACGAAGCGCAACATACGGCCCTATCTCGAAGGGCTGAACACGCTCTTGCAGTTGCACCCGACCGTGTTCGAGTACAACGGCGAGGCGGAAACGCCGGAAGGGCTGGAGCGTGTCGGGCTGGTGGCGCAGGATGTCGCCGACGTGATTCCTGGCTGCGTGCAAAAGATCGTGGCGCACATACGCGGCGAAGAGACGGAAGTTCTCGCGCTCAACACGAGCGACTTGCAATGGATGATGCTCAACGCGCTGCGCGAGATCGACGCGCGTTTGCGCGAAGCGAATTTATAAAGGGGAGGTTACCGTTCATGACTTACGAAGAAAGCGCGGCCCTGATGACGGATCTGGATTTCAGGGGCAGAGTCAAAGTGAGCGCGTTGAAATACGCGGACAGTATCATGGGCGAGACGGAGGCAACGCCCGCGCATAACACGCGGGTGCGATGGGCAACCAACTGTATGCAGAATCCCGACATGACCGCGACACAACTTCAGCCGCCCGTCTGCATGGACGCCGCCGTTCAGGCCGACGGCTCCGCGATCTCCGACGAGGCCCTTCAAGGCTCCGTGGAGGCGACTGTGAATAAGTTGTTGTAAGCCGCCACCGTTCGACGCATGACGTCGATAAATGAATTTACACCAAAAGAATAACGGCTGGTTACATTGTATGGCTGCGCCGTCGTCTGTACATCAATTACCCCGGCGTAACATATGGGAGATGTACAGAAATGAACCAGCAGCCGTCCCCGATGATGGTGGCCCGATGTGCTCGGGCGATGCAGTACATGGACGCGCATTTAGGAGAAACGATCACACTGGCGCATCTCGCGAACGCGATGGACGTGAGCAATGATCGGCGCGTCTACGAGGCGTTTAGCATGTGTCTGGGCAAGTCGCCGACCGTCGCGCTGCGCGAGAAGCGGCTGATCAAGATCCGCGAGAAGCTGTTGAATCCAGATCACGCGATCAACGTGAAGGCGGCTCGTTGTAAGTACGGCCTCTTCCACGGCGGCGAGTTCGCGCAGCATTACTTTGCGCTATTCGGTGAAAAACCGTCCGATACGTTGAGGCGCGGCAAGGGCCGATAAAAAGAATTCGTATCGGAATTCCGACGGTCTGCATTGACGGATTTCCGCTATGAATTGCGGCTCGAATCGGTGAATTTTCGGATACGCTTGATGCGTCATGCGGGTAGTAGAAGAGCGCGGCCCGCCGCGTACGCGGGCGACACATGTAGTTGATTTGCGGATGTTATTGCCATCCTCCCCCATAGCTGCCACAAATCGCGACATTCAGCCGCCACATCTTCACTGCATCGACAATACACTTACTAACATCATTCCGCGAGCATAGCCCGCTACAAGTGCGTCGTTACTGAGTTACTGCCAACTACCTGAAAACAGGGCACTAAGCACTTGACGGCTTTTTTGGGCGGGCGTATATTCTCAATTGCAACGGGACGCGCCGACAGACGGCAAACACCTTCCAGGCGCGAGGATGACCCAGACAACGAAGCGCAGAACTAACACAGGAGATGTGTGTCTCATGGCTCGAACTATTGACGAGAAATTTCCACGGGTGAATACCCGTATTACGGCGGACACTCTGGCGCGGCTGAATTACGCGTGTCAGATGCGCGAGAAGCGGGAGCCGCGCAGTTGCCCGCAAGGTACGATTCTGATCGAACTCATCGCGGAGCATCTGCCGCCCGCGCCCGCCGATGCGGAGTTCGCGGAGGTGCCGCCGCGCAAGAAGGCACCGAAGAGTATCGCCGTCAAGCGCGGTCGTCCGCCGAAGACGGAGAAGGCGGCAAAAGCGGAGACGGCGCTCTCGGCATGACGGCGTATATCCAGAGCGCGTTCGAGCGGGAACTCTTCGGCGTGCGCTGCGATCAGTGCCGAAGAGTCCCCGGCGTGCGGCTCTTCGACGGCGTGTGGGTCTGCAATGACTGCGCCGTCGTACTGTCGGATCGACTGACCGCAGAGCAAATGGGGATCAGCAAGTTAAAGGGGAGGAGAAGCAATGGATCATCGAGTCCGAAATAGTCTGATGACCGGATCGCGCGTTCCGGCGATCTTCGGCGTGCATCCGTTCATGACGGCGTGGGATGTCTGGAATCACTACAAGGGCGGCGGCGAGATCGAGGATACGCCGGATTCGCACATGATTCTGGGAACGTGCCTGGAGCCGGGGATCATCGACGCGGCGGGGCGCATTCTCGGATGCGAGATCATCCCGAATCGCGCCACGTTGCGCCATCCGACGCTTCCGCTCGTCGGCGGCACGCCCGACGGATGGGTCAAGGGCGACGATACCGTCGTCGAGGTGAAGGTCGTCGGCTCGGATCGCTGGAAGGACTGGGGCCACGAAGCCGACGAGGCTCCGCTCTTCGTGCAGCTTCAGTGCATCTGGTACATGCTGCTGCTCGGCTTCAGCAAGTGTCTCGTCGCCGCGCTCGTCGGCGGCTGGCTACGCTTCTACACGTTCACGCGCGACGAGGAAGTCGAGAAGGTCATGGTGGCGCGGGTCGGCGAATGGTGGGAGCGGTACATCATCGGCGACGAGATGCCCGCGATGGGAGCCAGCCGCGAAGCCGCGCAGTGGCTCCAGCGGATGCACCCGATGCACTTTCCGCCGATCCGCGAGGCGACCCCCGAAGAGGCGCAACTGCTCAACGCTTACCTTGTGGTACGGATCGCGGAGAAGAAGCTCGCCACGGAGCGCGACACGTACGAGAACCTGATCAAGCAAGCCATCGGCGACGACGAGGGGCTGCGATGGGGAGAGCGCGGTCGATTCACTTGGCGCAAGCCGAAAGACTCCAGCGTGATCGACTACAAGCCGATGGCGATCGGGCTTCTGCACGAGTTCGTGAAAGATCCGGCGCAGCGTCAGGAGCGCGAGGAGTTCTACACGCACCCGAAGCCGAACGTGCGCCGGATTCACATCAGCCATCCGTCACTCGCGGAAGCGGCGGCGGAAGCGAAAGAGGTCGCGGCATGAACCCGCAAGCACCGATCACCGATCCCGGCGTGAAGAAGGAACTGATCGACGCCGCGACGGAGCAACTCGCCCGCCAGCCGCGCACGCTGCGCGATCTGATTCAGGGGCCGGAATTCAAGGGTGCCCTAAAGGCCGTGTTGCCGCGCACGATCACGCCGGAACGCTTCGTGCGCGTCACGCTCACGGCGATGCTGCGCGTGCCCGCTCTCGCCGACTGCTCGAAGGAGACTGTCTTCCGATGTCTGCTCGATCTGAGCGCGTTCGGCCTGGAACCGGACGGGCGGCGGGCGCATCTGATCCCGTTCAAGAACAACAAAATGTGCCAGTGCGGCCACGAGATGGACACGCACAAGGGGCAGCAGTGCAGCAAGTGCGAGTGTAAGCAGCGGCGGACGCTGGTCGAATGCACGCTGATCATCGACTACAAGGGCTTGGCTGAACTCGTGCGCCGATCCGGCGACGTGAGCTACATTCACGCCGACGTGGTCTACGACAAGGACGAATGGAGCTACAGCTACGGCACCGACGCGCATCTGAAGCACAAGATCGGCGTGGATCGCGGCACGAAGAAGATCGCGTATTACAGCTTCGTCAAGCTGAAGGACGGGAGCGAAGACTTCATCGTGCTCACGCCGACCGAAGTCGAGAAGATCCGCCAGCGGAGCAAGTCGCCGGATAACGGCCCGTGGGCGACCGACTACGACGAGATGGGCAAGAAGAGCGCGTTCCGCCGCCACTCGAAGTGGTTGCCGCTCTCGCCCGAAGTGCGCGATGCGGTCGAGCGCGACGACGAGGCCGTCGATATCAGCGGCTGGAGCGAACTGATGACGGGCGACGAGCCACAGAAGCGCCTCACCGCGCGGGACACGATCATGAACGCGCCCAGTTTCGCGCATGACGCCGGGGCCGATCCCGCGCAGCCCGCCGACGCGCCGACAACCAAAGCGGAGTAAGACGACATGCAGACGACGTTCGAGCAGGACTGCGTCCGCGTCACGTTCACGCGCGACGAGTACGACAGGTTGATGATCCTTCTCGGCTATGCTACGGGCGCGGCGGCGGGCGATAAGGGGATCTTATTGACGCTGCTTCGATTCGTCAACGCGATCAACCGGGGCAATCCGAACTTCACGCCCTACAAGGTGCCGGAAGCATGAGATACATCCGAATGGGGCGGAAGCACGTTCCGGCGTTCCTCTGCGAGTCGCCGCTCGACGCGCCAAAGGGGGCGTGCCCGCATTGTGGCGGCTCTGGCTCGATCCCAGAGAGCATCGACGACGAAAGATACGACGTGCTGGTGCCGTGCGTCTGGTGTCAGGAGTACTGCAAAGCGTGCGCCGACTGGGTGAAGAAGAGCGGCCACGAGTGCAAGGGGAAGTGATGTCCAAACGGAGCAGCGGCGACGATATCGGCCAGACGAGCATCTCGGGCTATTACCGCGCCGGATATCTCGGCCCGCTCGTGGTCATCGGCGACCGCGTGCAGATGCGCCGTCACTTGACGTATTCGGCGGTGCGTTATGCCACATGGGGAACGGTTATCCGCGTACGTGGCATGGGCCGCGCGGTCGTGACGTGGGACGACGGGCAGACATTCACTCACGAAACCAAAGAACTGCAATTTGAGAAGCACGGCCATGCGCCGTTGGAGAAACCCGATGCCTGATCTAAAGGAAGGAAGAATCTACAGCTGGCGACAGACTGCTCTCGCGGCAGTGACCGATATCAACGCGGCGTGTGCGCCACAGGAATATCCGTCGAATGCAACCGTCGAGCATCTGCGCGACGGCATCCGCAACTTGGAGCGAGCAATCGAACAGATCGAACACAACGTGGCGTGGGGGGACGCATGACGAAGATCACCAAAGAGAAGCGGCTGAAGCGCGAGACGGCGGCGACGGTGCGGCTGCGCCCGATCATCGTCGAACTGTTCCCGTTCTACGTCGGCGTGCGCGTGAAAGGCACGCGCGAGTTCCACGCCGTGCCGTGGGACGCGATCCTCGATCTGGGCCGGAAGATCGACGCCCGCGAGACGCTGGCGGCGAAGCGAGGCGCGTGATGCATCAGTGGACCTTCACCGCGCTTGGACTGACCTCGCGCGTCGAGACGTGCGAGAAATGCGGACTACTCCGCATCGTGACGTTGAGCGGCGAATACTACTTCACGCGCATCGACGCGCAGCACGCGGCGTGTCCGTCGCCGTATCGGGAGATGGCATGAAACTGATCGAGACGCAGTGGCACGAGTTCCGGCGGCGAGTGATGCCGAAGGATGCGGGCGACGTGCAGCTAATCGAGATGCGGCGTGCGTTCTTCGCGGGCGCATGGGCGTACTACGCGCTCGTGATGAACGTTCTCGACGTGGGCGAGGAAGCGACCGCACGGGATCTCGAAATCATGGCCGCGCTCGACGCCGAGATGCGCGAGTTCGCGGAGCGCGTGAAGAGAGGGGAAGCATGAGGACCGAACGCGTGATGCATCGCGTCGAGGGCGGCGATACGGGCATGTGCCACTGCGGATTGCGGCGGGCGTACGTCGCGTTCGTGACGTCGGTGAGGAAGAATCGCTTCGGGCTTTTTCATCCGGTGACGACTCAGCGCTCGTTCTGCACGCAGCACGGGAAGAGCTACGCGGCACAGTTCAATCTGGAGATGCCGAAATGAAGCGGTTGTCACTGTCGGCGGCGAGACGATGCGAGACGGCGGCAACCAAGCGATGCAAGTGCCGATGCGGCGGGCTGCTGCACGGCAAGCTACGCGGCGACGACGCGGAGTTCTTCAAGGGCTTGCCGCGCGACGATCCGCATCACGCGAAGCCGAAGCGGGTGCCCGTGAAGCGCGTACTGAAGCGCGACCGCGTGCCGCCATTGTTCGAGGGGCTGGATGGCTGATTACATCGAGATCAAGCTCGAACCTCACGAAGTCGCGCTGGCGTTCTTTAACGCCTTCCACGACATCCGCGAATCGCGACGTCAAGGATTGAAGCATCGCGGCGGCGTGGCGCGTCGAGCGGCGTCCATCTGGGATTACAACATCGACGGTCGCGGCGGCGAGATCGCGGCGGCGAGAGTGTTGAACTGCTACTACTCCAATCCAACTAATTCGTTCAGTGACGCGGATGTCGGCGGCGTCGAAGTCAAAACACGGCGCGAACATCATTACGACTTGCGCGTGCGGGACACCGATCCCGACACTACGATCTTTTTGCTCGTGACGGGCAAGGCATGGGAGGGATACCGCGTCCACGGCTGGATCTATGGTCACGATGCGAAGCAGCCGGAATGGTGGAACAACCCCGACGGGAGTGATGAGTTCGGCTTCTTTGTTCCGAAGTCGCAGTTGCGACCGATTGCCGAACTTCCACCAGAGGCAACGCGGTCAATTCAACGGAGAAAAACGAATGGAAACGGACAGGCGGCTTTATGAGCAAATACGGCGCGTTTTTACCGATGAGGAAATCCGCAAGCTCGGCGAGGATCTCGCGCAGCAGACCCAAAACCTCATTGACCTTCGAGTGGAGAAGAGCAGTACGCTGGCTGCGCTCTCGGCGCAGATCAAAAGCGTCGAGCAGTCCGTCGGCGAACTGACGGGCAAGATCAACAACCGATGCGAGATGATCGCGGTCGAAGTGATCGCGATGCTCGACAACCCGCGCCCCGGCATGAAGGCGCTGGTGCGCGTGGACAACAACGAGGTTGTGCGCTTCGAGGCGATGACGAGCGCGGAGATGCAAGGGAGCTTCGGCTTTCGCGTGGACGACGGGGACGAAGAGCGCGGTGCGACATGACCGGGGGGATGTTCGTCGAATTTGGCCGTAAGCTCGAAGCGGGCGAATTCTGGCGGCGTGTGCTTTCGCGTAAACAGCAGGACCGCTGGACGGATGAGGCCGTTCTGGAATGCGGCCATCGCGCATACAAGAATCGAATGCTGCGGGCACTGGGCGATTCGCTTCTGTGTTGGGACTGCTGCGAAGAGTGGCTTAAGAGCAGGAGGGAAAACGAAAAATGACGCGACCAGAGATCATCACCGAAGCGCGACGTAAGCGTGACGCGGGCGACTTCAATCGGCGGATTGCGACGCGGACGCCACACAATCTGCACATGGATTCACTGGCGCTCGACTGCGGGCATGAGGTATTCGATATGCGTCCGCTCGAAGGGCGGGGGCAGGAGCTTCGCTCATGCGACCAATGCGCGTCTGAATGGATGCGATCCGAGAAGGTGGATAACGAATGAACGCAACGAACAATACACGGCCAACGGTAGTCTGCCTATGCGGCTCGAACCGCTTCTGGCGCGACTACATCGAGCAGAACATTCTCTTCACGCTGGCGGGCAACATCGTGATCACGGTCGGCGGCTTCATCACCGACGACGTCGCCGTGCCCTTCTACATGCGCGTCGAGGCGAGTAGGGAGCAGAAGCAGAAGCTCGACGAACTGCACTTGCGCAAGATCGACATCGCCGACGAGGTGCTGATCTTGAATCGCAACCAGTACATCGGCGAGAGCACGCGGGCCGAACTGAAGTATGCGCGGGCGCAAGGCAAGCGCGTCCGCTGGCTGGAGCCGCCAAAGTCGGAAGATCTGAGGGCGCAGTGATGGAGCGCGGCGAAGTACAGGAACGCCGACCGGATTTTCTGGAGCGGCACTATCTCATCTCGGAACTCGCGACCGCATGGCGCATGTCGCGGACGACGCTCGTCGAATGGTTCCGCGATGAAGCCGGGGTGATCCGCTTCGGCACGGGGAAATTAAAAAAGGGACGCAAGCGAGTGTACGTCTCGCTTCGCGTCCCTGAAAGCGTCGCGCGGCGTGTGTACCGCGAACGCACCGGAAAGAATCCGCCGCTATGACGCGACGGTCATCGGGAAGATGTACGCTAGTCCGCGCGTCTTCTGGCTCATCTGAACTTGGTAGCCATCGACGAGCTTGAGGTAATGATCTTGCGTGATGCGGACATCGGAGTGCCCCAACATCTGCGACAGGCTGAAGATGTCGCAGCCCGTGGTGAGCGCGTTGACGGCGAACGTGTCGCGGAAGCGGTGGCACGCGCCGTCGAGCTTCGCGAGTCGGAGCACTTTCACAACGAGCGCGGTCGTCTCGCGCACTCGGGCTTCGTAATCCGGCATCAGCGTCGAGAACTCCGCGCCGTCGCGGAGGGCCGTACGAGCCGCTCTGTAGTCGTCGTCGGCGTCGGGCTGAAAGAAGTACGCGTCCGACTCGGGCAAGCGCTTCAGCGCGTCGAGAGCGGCTTGCTGCACTTCCGGCGCGAGGCTGATCAGCTTGCGCGTTTTGATGACGTAGTAGTTCGCGGTGTTACTCGCCGTGAGGTACTCGCGCTCGAAGAAGGTCGCATCGCTGATGCGGCATCCGGTGTAGAGCATCAGGTAGATCAGCGCTCTGGCGCGGTCGCGGATCTCTTCGGGCAACTGCTCGATGGCGGCGAGAATGGCCGTCACTTCGTGCGGCTTGAAGGGCACGCGCTTCACTTTCCCCGTGCCGATCTTGCCCTTCGTGTAGTTGAGGTCCGCATCAGCGGTCGGCGCATCGGTGATCCACTTCTTCTTCTTGCAGAAGTTGAAGAGCACGCGAAGGTGGGTGAGCCGCCCCTGCGCCGTCGCTTGCTTCCATCCGGCGTCGTACTCGGCGAAGTACTGGTGCATGAAGTCCGTGTCGATCTGCGAGAGCAGCACGCGCTCGTGGGCTTCGGCGTAGGCGCGGAAGTGGCCGAAGGCGTTCGTGTACAGCTTCTTGGTATTCGACGCTCTCTTCTTCTTGCCGCTCATCAGCACTTCGACGGCGGATTCGAGCGTCCTCTCGCTATTGGGCACGTTGCCGATCAGCGCGATGCCGCCACCGGGGGTCGGATCGTCGCCGCCCTTGCCGTCGAGCATGGCTTGCACTTTGAGCAATCCGGCGATCTGGCCGCGCGTTTCGAGCGACTCGCGGATGAACTTTCCGCGCAACTTGCCGTGAACCCAGAGTGGGCACTCGCACTTGTCGAGGATCTTCGGCTTGCTCACTTCGCAGGATGCGGCGTGCCGTCTGTACATCGTCAGGTTGTTTTGTTTTTTGGTCATTTCGGTTCCCTTAGTCTTTTTTCGTTATCGGCGGCTGCGGCGATTCGCCGTCAACCATTCGTAGTGAGCGCGGGCTGCATCCGGCGGCGAGGCGACGACGTTGTTGCTCTGGATTGTGATCGTCTTCAGGATGCCGTAGGGCGCGGCGACGAACGAGAAGGGCTTGCGTCCGTTCTCGCGGTACAGCTTCATCGCGTCGTCGTAGGTGATCGCGACGAGGTGCGTCGTCTCGGGTGCGCAGATCGCACCGTTCATCGTTTGTCGTTCGTTGTTGTTCGTCATAGAAGAATACCGAACACTATTGTACGGGATTTTGTACGGTGTTTTGGGTGCTGGAAGGAAGTACTGAAGAATGAAGCGATTAGGAGGGTACAAAAATGCGTTCAGGGACTAGAAGGTCTTTTCCCGGTGGGATTGAAAGCAAACCACTTGCTTATGGTATCAAGGCCGTAGAAGCAGCAGAAGCAGCGGAAGATCAGGATTTTTGTACACCGTACAAAGTTCTGGCGACGGCGCTTCCGCAAGCGTGCCTCGACAAGCTCGACGCGTGGAGGTCGGCATGAAGTGCCCGACGTGCCCGCGCGATATTCCCAACGGCAAACTCGCGTGCTCCTACTGCCTCGAAGAGCGCAGCCACGGAGCCGCGCTCAACCTTCAGCTTCACCCGTTGCAGCAGATGATGGCGCACCGCTCCATGCTCACCGTGCGCCACTTCGACGGCGTGCGCCACGCGCAGATGGTCGGCGTCGAGCGCACGTTCTGCTACCAGCCCATCGAGGCGTACCACCGACGCGGAGCCACGCCGCTCGACAACTACCTCGCCTACGACGAGCGCGTGTGCGAGAAGTGCCAGCACCAGATCGCCGCGCTCTTGCGGGAGGTTGCCAAATGTTCCGCGTAATGGTGAAGACTCAGGTCATCGCCGGATCGCTGCACTATCACGCGACCCTGTGGAGCCGTCGCTTGGGTCACTGGCATGTGTGCGGCGTCTGCGTTCTGACGGAGCCGGAATGGCTCAAGTTTCTCGGCGTCTGCGAAACGTACCATGTCGAGGTAATCGTCGGTGAGACACTTCCGACTACATCCGCCTAAGCCGCGTCTCGTCGAGAACGACGTCGAGAAGCTATGCCTCGACGTGCTGCATCTCAAACGCTACCGACCGGAGCGTCTGCACTCGGGCACGTTCAAGTCGCTCGACGGTCGGCGCTTCATCAAGGCGCATCCGAAAGGCACGCCCGACTACATCGTGGCGCACCCGGATTTTCCCGCGTTCTACCTGGAGGTCAAGCGCCCCGGCGAAGTACCCACGCCAGAGCAAGAGCAGAAACACGTCGAGCTTCGGCTATACGGCCTCGCCGTCGCGACCGTCGATTCCATCGACGCGCTCGTCGCGTGGCTCGACATCAACCGAAAGGCACAATAGCTATGGCGAGAGCACGCTCCATCAAACCTGGAATCATGACGAACGAGGAACTCTGCGATCTCGGAATGCCCGCGTACATTCTGTTCACCGGACTCTGGATGCTGGCGGATCGCGAAGGCAGACTCGAAGACCGCCCGAAACGCATCAAGGCAGAGGCGATGCCGCTCTGGGAAGATGTGACTTTTAAGACTGTGGAAACTTTGGTTGAAAAACTGTGCGAAAGCGGCTTTATCCACAGGTACGAGATCGAGGGCAAGTGCTACCTGCAAATTGTAAACTGGCACAAGCACCAACACCCGCACCCCCGCGAAGCCGATAGCGTGATCCCTGAAATGAACGGCGCAAGTGCCCACGCGTCAACCACTTCAGAGCAAGCAGAATCTAGGCACGTACAAGGCAATGCTAAGGCACGGCCTAGCCCGTCAGGATCTTCAGGATCTTCAGGGTCTTCCGGTGCGCCTCCTTCGTCGGCGAAACGCGCCTCGCCGCCGACGCCTTCGGCGGAGCACAAAACGCAGCGCAAGCCGCCCGCGAGGGAGACGCGGCAACGCGCCGACGACGGTCCCCAAGAAACGCCGTCGAGAGCGAGGGCCGCGCCGACGGACTTCTGGCCGCACAACCCGGAAGACGTGAGCATCCTTCGCGAGTCGCTCGGCGAACTCGGCAAGCAATGCGGACTACCGCCGCCCGACGACGAGATCATCAGGCAAATCCTCGATGCGGGCCGGGGCATGGACGGACGCGCGATCCACGGCTTGCTAGTCGCGCTCTCGCATCGGCAGAAGTTCAGGGACATGCGCTCTTGGGGACTCTTGCCGCTGCTCGTGAAGCAATACTCCCATGCTGCATGAGAGCTTAGGCACATACGTGTCGGAATTCCGATATCATTTGCGTGAAGTCGATGCATTGAGTTCATGTAGTTTAAATACGACGTGCTTCTGTCATGAAACAGCATGTTGTGCTTTAAGAGGAGACTAAACGAATGATGAAACGAGACGAAGAGACGACTAGCTACGCAAAGATGGGTGTTGCCGCGCTCTTGCCTGGAATGAACTTTATGCTTGAGAAAATGCAACAGCAAATCGACGAGATGAAGACGATGCTCGGCATCTTGCAAGAACAGCCGACCGTACTTGAAGATAAGCGCGTCGTCGGACGCCCGCGCAAGATCAAGAGCAGTTGGTCGGACGATCCCGAAGAGCGCAAGCTCGAAATGCAGCGGCGGATGAAGATTCGAGAGCAGAAGCGAGTGGCTCACATTCCCGTGTCGAGCAAAGCTCATCCCGATCACGCGAAGTGGGTCGCGAAGATTACTCGGCAAAGAAAGCGCGAGTGGGCGGCACTGTCGCCCCAGAAACGCCGGGAACGTCTCGCGGCGATGGAAGCGGGCAGAGCGAAGCAGAGGGCGGCAGCAAAGAAGTCGAAGAAGCCGCTCGTCAAACTTCAACCTAACGCGAATCAGGAGGTGGCTGCATGACGCGACTGAGCAACCGACAATATCCGATGCTCCGAATGCTTTACGACAACGACACGAAGGGCTACATGACTATCGAAGACGCGCAACAGTGGGATCAGCGACCTTTCCGCTCGATGCTCATCCGGCGTTGGTGCGCGTATCGACCGAAGTACGGCTTCCACATCACGAAAGAAGGCAAGGCGGCACTGCACGAGTTCCTAACGACCGACATTGCTCGGAAGAACCCGACTTTGCCACTGACGGCTTACTTCGACGCGACGGCCTACGACTTAAAGCCGAAGCGCGTCGTTCATGAGATGCAAAAGGGGGCGGCGTGACGATCAACTGTCCAAAATGCGATGGCGAGATCGACGCTCTCGTCTCTTCGCCGTGGGGCAATCCTCCGAAAGAGATTCCGCGCTTCGCGCCGTATCTCTGCGGCTGGTGCGCGAGTCTGTTGATTATCGACCTCAACCTCAAACAATTCCGCACTCTCGAAGAGATCGACAGACTTACCGGGGTGAACACTCTCGCCGCGATCATGGGTAACGCCGCTCTGTGGCGCGAGATCACGAACGCTCAAAAGAGCATTCTCAAATTGCCGAATCGGCGCAAAGTGAAGGAGTGCGTCAATTGAGCACGCTTCAATTTCAGTTCGGCGTGATCACCGCGACTCCCGGCGCTTTGCTTGCGCTTTCCGTCAGTGGCGACGAGGCGACCGTGTTCATTCGTCGTCATCTGACGGGCGACTGGGGCGATCTCGATCATCACGACAAAAAGCTGAATCATCTCGCGCTCAAGAACGGCGGGCGACTATTCTCGGCGTATCATCTCGCCGACGGAACGAAGATCTACATCATCACCGAAGCCGACCGCTCGGCGACGACTATCTTGCTACCGGAGGATTACTGAACATGCCGCTCTATCGCAGCAACGAGACGCCATGTCGGGACGCGCGGTTTCAACGACGAATTCTGTGGGTGCGTCGCCCAATTGCGTTCGTCGAGAATGTCCACGAAGTGGGGCTGGAGTGCGGTCATGAACCATTGCTTATGGGTGGTCCCGATCCACGAGTCGGCGGGGTCTGCTTCTGTCCCACATGCTACGAGCGGGAACGACCGGAGGATGACTGATGCCTTGTTGGTTCTATGGCTATTCGATGTTCGTCAACATGGCGCGTGATGGGCCGTCGTACCCGTTCGTTCTGATTCCGACGCACGGCAACCAGTGCGGCATCGTCACGGGGTCGCACTCGCCGTGCCGGATGAAGATCGACGGACTCGAACCCGACATGGAAGCGTGCCCGCTGCTTCGCGACATTCGCCTAGAGGACCGATGAACCGCCCGATGACCTACATACTCGTCGGACAGACACCCGTGCCGGAAGACGATCCGCTGCGCTACGCCGAATGGCGCTCGACGGCGGACCGCATCGTGCGTCAGGACAAGATCGGCACGAGTTTCGTCTCGACCGTGTTTCTCGGAATTGATCACAACTGGCGGATGGAAGGTCCGCCGCTCTTATTCGAGACGATGATCTGGACCGACAGCGAGATTGTATTTTGCGACCGCTGCGCGACGTGGCTCGAAGCGGAGCAGCAACACGAGCGCGTTCTGGAAGACATGAAAGGAAAACTGCCGAGATGACGCCGCTCGAATCACTACGCCAGCAACTAGAGTTCTTTGTGAGCTTCCAGCGCAAAGGCAAGCCTCTCGACTGGCCGTATCCGTTCGTCTCAATCGAAGACTTCGTGCTGCGTCACGGGGTCGCTTTCGAGCGATCTCGTGAGCAGCCGCCGATTCCGCCGCTCCCGAAAGCATGTTTCTACCAGTCCTACGTTTTGAGCCAGCGCATCAGACGCTGGATCTATTGCGAGGGCTATGCGCTTACTCCGCATTCTCTCGGGACCGCAGTTCATCACGCGTGGGTCGTCCGCGACGACGATCCGACGCAAGCCGTCGATCTCGCGTGGGAAGAAGGCACGCGCGACGACACAACGTATCTCGGGATTCCGTTCCGGCCCGACTTCGTCCGCTCCATGTACAAAGCCAGCGGGCGACAGAGACTTTACAGCGTGCTCGACACACCGTGGGCGCACTATCCGCTGCTCACGGGCGAGACGCGAATTGAAGACGTGATTTGGAGGGGTGATCATGAGAACCAAAGCGACAACGCGACCCGACCGCTGCATTCATTGCGGCGAGACAAAAAAGAATCACAAGCGCGGACGCGCAGCGTGGAAGTGCAAAAGCAAAATCCGCGAGACGACTTGGCACGGCTGGCGTGAAGGCAAGTGCCCCTGCGAATTCTGCGCGAGGATGGATGCGGCATGAAGATCGCACTTCCCGGCGACGACGGATGATATCCTGAATCCGGTCACTTTTTCGGTTTTGAGACTCGATGCCCTTCGAGTGCCGCATCCTTCGCACGGGATGCGGCTTTTTTCGTTTCACGTCATGGCCGCAACGGAAACGGAAGTTCGCATCGTCGAATCAAAATATGAAACTTTTTGTTTTCTTCGCTATCCTCGCAAGCGCCATCGCGCAGCCGCCGACGCCGACGATCAAGATCCGCACGGGCTTCGACAAAAAGCACAAGCCGCTGTACACGAGTGCCGAAGTGCGGAGCGGCTTCATCCTGATGGCGAGTAAGGGACAAGGCGATCCGCAATTCATCTACAGCCACGGCACGGTGCCCGAAGTGCGGATTCCGTTCGCCGCCTATTCGGTGTGTGGCGTCGAGGCTACCTACGCCGTCGGCCAAGCTCGGCCTACGCGCGTTTGGGACGCACGCTCCGACGTGAGCTACGCGGTGTTGGGGCAGAAGCTGTACCTGATTCCGCCGACCGCGCTTGCAGCGGGCACGCTCGACGATGCTCCGCTCGACATCCTGAGCCAGTCGGCACCAATGCCGAATCTCGAAGCGCTCCGACAGGGCAAGTAAGCCATCCCGCGTTCTCCGCCTCATCCGCCGCGTCTTCCTTCGGGGAGCGCGGCTTTTTTGCGTCTGGGGCCGTTTTCCGGCGCGTTTCCACGCGCAAGCGGCTCTGGATGCGCTGTAGCCCGCCAAAATCGCAAAGCGCGGCATTCTACAGGCCGTCGCCAACGCAGAATTTACATCTCAGGCTCATCCGGTGAGCCACCCCGTCCGAAACGGGCGATCCGGCACACTTGCCAGCCACCACGGGCGCGGGTATCATGAGTCGGCAACCCTTCGAGCCGTGTGGGACAGGCTCTGAAAGCAAGCGATAGCATCCCGCCTACCCTTTGCGCGTGCCAGCGGTGCGCGTGAACACATCGTTCGTTCAACTCGCGAGGAACAACACGAAAATGCAACTTTGCTGGATTGAGTTCGTCTCATCGGGCGGCGGCACGCCTACGCCGCCCATCTACTTCCCGCCTGGACACGTCGGCGGCGGACCCGTCTATCCGGGTGGCCCTGTCGATCCGGGTTACGGACAAGGTCATCCGATGCCGCCTCATCTCGGAGGTGGGCCGATGCCGGGACGGCCTGGACACGTCGGCGGCGGACCCGTCTATCCGGGTGGTCCTGTCGATCCCGGCTACGGAGTTCCCGTTCCGCCCCCCGGCTACTGGGGTGGCACTCCTCCCGACTACATCGGCGGTGGGCCGATGCCGGGACGGCCTGGACACATCGGCGGTGGCCCCGTCTATCCGGGTGGCCCTGTCGATCCCGGCTACGGCGTCGGCATCGAACGCCCGTCGCATCCGATCACGTTGCCGCCAGGATCTTCACTTCCGCCCGACCAGATCTGGCCGCCAGTACCCGGACTCTGGCCGCCCAAGCCGCCCGATCCCGGCGATCCGATCAAGCCGCCCGACATTGTGCCGCCCAACAAGCTGGCCGTGCTGCTCTGGGTGATCGGCGTCGGCTACAAGTGGGGCATCATCGACGCGCCCAAGCCGCCCGATGTCGGCTCCAAACCACCGGACGCGCAGCCTAAAGGCTTCTAGCAAGTGAGCCGCGCTTTCCATCAACGTGTTGCGCTCATGACGACGACGGGTGAGCATCTGCGCTACGTTCCTAGCGCAATGGCGCAAGCCCTCGTCGTCACGGGTGCGGCATCGCTCGACCAATCCGTTGGCCGTGTACGGGGAATTTTATTGTCCCGTCCCGTTTCTTCTTTCGCGCAGCGCATCGGCCCGCCCACCGACGGCGGTCTGAGCGTGCGCTTCACGCGCTGGCAGCGGCTCGACGATAGCGCGTGCCGCGTGATCGAGCACCACCCGCGATGCACGTATGACCGCAGTGAGTAGCACGAGGACGAGATGCCGGATGGCGCACACCGTGAATGCTCTCATCCAACCTGCCGCGAGTATGCCACGCATGGCGGATTCTGCGCAGCGCACAACGCACGCACTGCACGGCCTGAGTTTCTCAGCGCAGACCGCACCGTCAATCCGTCGAGCGCACTCTATCGCTGCCAGCGTCACTCGTTCCTCGTACGCCATCCGGTGTGCAACATGTGCAAGCGCGAGGCCGCGACCATACTCGATCACGTCATCCCGCATCGCGGCATCGCGTCGCTGTTCTGGAATCAGCGCAACTGGCAAGGCTTGTGCGTTCACTGTCACGCCGTCAAGACCCATCGCGAAGTGCTCGGTCACGGCGCGTAGCATTCCGGCGACGGGCCAGAAAATTTATAGTCCGCCCCGATTTTTATATCCGATGCCGACTGCATCACCGCTCTTGCCGCACGATCCGCTTGCTCTATTGCGGTCGTCGGCAATGCTACCTGCCTCGCGCACAGTTGCCGTCGTCGGGAGGTGGGATCGGGCGCGGCGGGCTTCATCCGCTTGCCGCGCTCTTCACATTCACACCGTCCGCCCCGGTAGGGGGACGTCCAAAACATTCCAGCGACTGGCCGGGAGG